AATATCCGGTTTCGAAAAATACTCCCATACCCATTCCTCTCCATGGCACGGTTTCCATGTGGGTCAAATACCCATATACGCGGTTGTGGTCTACCCGTATCCATTAAGACGTTCACCGCGTGTCCTAAATTTGGGTTGTCACGTTTAGTGATGCTAATTAGAAAAAAATGAATACTTCCCGCCGATGCATTGAGTCTGGGAATATTCGATCCATTATTCTTAAATTCTAGGGGGGGTCTCCGGTTCAATAACTGCGCCGATGTATTCGCGACAATTCCACGATTTGTACTGTCGCTATATTCTAGAAACTTTACATTTATTCGCTTTCCATCATGACGCACGTTGGATAAACGCGTGTTCAATTCCTCGAGATACCTAATATACCCTGGTATCGTACATGACATACCCGTCGCCTGTGGTAGAGGTGGCAATGTTCGTACAACCTTGGAACTTTTGACCGTCTTCGAAGGACCCGGACTGAAGTTTATATCAGTTTGCTTATTTGTAGTCTTACGCTTAGTGCTCATCTGAGATATATGTAGAAAATTATCGCGTCTTTGTGATTTTCAACGCGGTACGAGCCTTCGCATTTTTAGGGTCAACCTTGTTACCATTTTGTTTAGGGTTAAATGATCTTTTATGTTCAGCCCAGTACTCTGGTGCACCAACCTTGAAATTTTTATGCATTTTCGCTTTGTACCAAAACACACAGTCCTCTATTTTATTCGATTTTGACGTGTTGTCGAGAACTAAACATTCATAGTTTTCTGTACACGAATCCATAACCTTATTGAACATGTCAAATGTTGGAAAGATACCGAAGAATGATTTATACAACTTCTCGCGATTCTGAATAATGTTTTCCCTGAGAATAAAAACATAATCAACGTTTGCTCTGAGCGCTGGGGGTAGGTCCATACAATACTGCATTGTTAGCATGAAGAATATCTTCCAGTGACGCCCATTCATGAAACATTGTCGAATACACGTATCACGCATGAATTTATTATCGTACATGCAGTCATCCAAAAGTAAAAATGCGCCACAATTCTTTTTACCGGCACCCACCAATCTCCTCTGACGATCCATAACTCGTTCTATAGCTTCCTTGTCATAGTCGCCATAAATAAACAGGTCGGGAATATACTGCTGATAATAATGGTTACCTTCTTCAGTCGCCGATAGAACAATTCCTGCTGGTAAATGTTTCTTGTGCCACAGGATGTCAGTTACTAATGTAGATTTACCTGTATTACGTTTACCTATGAATACAAGAACCTTATCATCAGCCATTGATGCAGGGTTGAATTTTCGTAAACGTAAATCCATCTATAATACCGCCCCGTTTTAATTCATAAAATTTTACTCACATGTAATAAGAATGGCAGGTCGCGTACAACTTGCTGTCACTGGTATCCAGGACCAATGGCTTACTGGGGATCCACAGTTTTCGTATTTTGTCACCTTATTCAAAAGACATACACGCTTTTCTACCGAAGCGGTAGAAATACCATTTTCCGGTGACAGCGCATTCGGGAGTTCCGTTGAGTGTCGTATACCAAACAATATAGGCGATCTCGTACGAGGGATGACCCTTAAGGTAAAACTTGGCAATTTAACCAGTCACGCGGGAGTTTCAAAATATTATTATAACATTCCATTAGGTAAAAGTATAATAAAATATGCAGATTTGGTCATCGGCGGTCAGGTTATAGAAAGACTTACAGGGGAGTATATATACATGTATGATCAATTATATAGCAATAAGGACGATGTGGACCAAACATTATACTTTATGAATGGTCACAATGAAACACTGACCGTTTCGGATACGTATAACACGTTCTATATTAACCTACCGTTTTACTTCCACAGGAACCCGAGTTTAGCGGTTCCCGTGTGTGCGCTCACAAAACAACTCGTAGAAGTTCGCGTGACGTTTAGAGATGTAGATGATGATGTAACATTTAAATATATATTAGGCTCCAGTGGGGTTGTACAGAGGGAGAAAACGACTGAAGGTTCGATCAAAAGCGCCTCGCTCATCACCGATTTCTACTTCATCACAGATGATGAAAAGAATTTTCTACGCACGCGACCGATGGAGTATGTAATTACACAGTTACAAAAATCGACCGTGCAATTTAAACCGGGGGAGTTGAAGAAATCCGTATTATTAAAATTTGAAAACCCAGTCAAGGAACTCATGTTTCTCGCGAAAGAAGAAACCGGAAACAATTTCAATACAGAAGACCGCCTTCTAAATACATCTACACCAGATCAATCATTCTCGAGTGTTCTGAAGGGGGGTACTGTAGGTTCGGTCACCAATACAAAGTGTTCCGATCATAGAGCACTCAAGAATATCAAGCTCGAATGTAACGGTGCAACCGTATTCGATCACAGTGGTCAGTATCTCGCGTACCAACAGTCACTCAGATACCATACCGGGTGTCCAGATCCCGCATACGAATTCTATACATATTCATTCGCACTTAAACCGGAGGTCTATTACCCCACTGGACAACTTAATATGAGTCGTATTATTCACAAAAAACTGGATATAGAACTCGACACCATCCCCACTGCAACGTCGGGTACAACAACGGCGACTAATACACGTAACATCAACGTAGGTGTTTACGCACATAGTTATAATGTATTGCATATCGAGAGCGGGTTAGCGGGTTTAAAATTTTAACATCTAATAATAGAAATGGCGGGACGCGTTCAGCTCGCCACAACGGGTACCCAGGATGTTTTTTTTACAGAAAATCCTGAGTATACGCATTTTATAAAACAATTCAGGAAGCATGCAAATTTTGCAGTGTACGATGTAAAACACGACGTCAGTGGTGAAATCGCATATGGCAGTACTGTAAAGTGTACGATACCAGCCGGTTCTGGTGATTTGTTGAAGGGTGTGCGAGTATATATAGATCTACCCGCTTTGAACGCGTATCAGGGATACAATGAATCAATCGGACATACGATTATAGAATATGTAAATTTAAGTATAGGAGGGCAGCTCATACAACGCATTCCCCGCGATTGGTTACAGATATATAGTGAGCATTATATCACACAGACGAAACAGACCACTCTATCGAAACTCATCGGTAAGTATCCCGGAGAAGAGTCTGGGATTAAGGTGGAAGAGGAGTTCGTGGCGGGGGTGTCGCGAGGACCACCTATTATAAATGAATATTTAGGAAAGGCGACGGCCCCGACAAGGTATATAGTGGACATTCCATTCTATTTCCATAACAACCCGGAACTGGCTATACCCCTATGTGCACTCACACAACAAGAGTGTGAAATTGAAATTCAATTGGGTGAAGTTACAGACTGCATTTACGGAGGGCATCTCGCTTTCACCGATTCATATGACACCGGACCCAATTTTACGGTTACAGTTGCACAGGTTAACGGAGTCAATAAGTATCACATCGACGGTGTTGATAGACCGTCGCTCACACTGAAACGAGGGAGTACTTACACGTTCACGATCGGGAAAACTTTAAACGAGGCTCATCCATTTAAATTATCTACGTACGAAGATGGTCGTCCCAGCGGCGCTGGAGCACCGATAAGTACATACACGACGGGAATTACCGTTTCCACTGTCGGTGATATTACCACGTACACGTTCGTAGTACCCGCGAGCGCACCGAGTGTCTTATATTATTTTTGTGGACAGCACGCTCTTATGGGTGGAGTGGTTTACCTCGGTGACAGTAATCCAATAGATAAATCGAGTTTGAAAATTAACGACGTATCAGTCCACACGGAACTGGTCCAATTGGACGAACCCGAGCGAGTGAAACTTCAAACGAGTAAGAATGAATACATTATCTCACAGCTTCAGCGTAACGTCTTTCAAATTCCCGTATCAGCCGCACACGGGCGAGACGAGACAAAGTGTAGGCTCAACTTCACAAACCCCGTGAAAGAACTCTATTTCGTAATTGCGAGAAAAAATAGTATTGTGAGATCAGTTCACCCGTTCGATTACGATCATACCAATCAAACATACCCCCCTGTATTAGTAGATGGTGATATACGGTATACAAACTACGAACACCTCGTCAGTTTAGAAATGACACTCGATAATGAGGTCGTTCTCGATAAAATTACAGGAAACGTTATAAACATGCGCGCCGTTCAGAGTGGTATTCACCATTCAAGAACGCAGTTATTCAGGCGATTTTACTCATATAGTTTCGCACTTGAACCAGAGAAATGGTATCCAACGGGTCAGAAAAATTTCAGTATGATTAAAGATCAGAATATAAGTCTGATTTTGAACAACGATAAGACTAATAAAAGAGAACTTAGAGTTTACGCACTTACTAATAATATATTACGCATCCAGAATGGAGCCGGACGACTTATCTTCCCAAATGGCCCAATCGGCGATTGATATTATTACACCAGTATTAGAAAGTGCAGTCGTGTTGTCAGGACACTACGCCAGGGCGTGTGGGCGTGACACTATTCTCGGGAAGGATATGGAGTATTGTATGAAATACTGCGCTATGCATACAGTGGGTCAGCAAATTGGTACATATTTTCCCGATATTTACACTGACGAGGATTCGGAAGACGAGGATGAGATTGAGATTGATGATGAAGTAGACGAATCTGCATTTGAACCTTATTCAGGTGACGATGAAAGGTTTACGAAAATAAACGAGGCGTATGACGCGTGGGATGGGTGGAATCCGACCAATCCGTCAGAAGAGATGATAAAAAATGCAATCGATAGTAATGGAAACATGTCCTGATTTGGAGGGATGGACAACGTCTGAATATAAGGAATTTAAATATGGTGATAAAGAATCCAACTCCGATTCCGATGAAGACGATGACGAGGATGATCAGGGCAGTGGGGTTGTCAGGGGATATAGCACGAGTAAATATAATAAAATTCTATTTATCGAAGAGTTGTTGCCAGAATAAAATGTTTATATATTATAAAAATGTCCGCCGAAGTTGCCACCGATACCCTCATCGCGATCTCCCGTGAACTCGAAACCCAGTCTCTCAACTCCGTTGTGGCTGGTTTCTCCTTCGCCG